CATAACAGTTGTGGCACAGGAAACTGTGGACTTGGATACTGAAGCAGGACAAAAGCGTTACAAAGAGATTAACGCATTGGCTATCAAGGGCGGCTACGAAGGCATCATGCTTAAAGATGCTGATGCTGGATATAAGTGTAAACGCAGTGTAGCATGGCTCAAGCTGAAGCCGTTTATCGAAGTAAGTTTAGAGGTAATCGATGTTGAAGAAGGCACAGGAAAAAATATTGGACGACTTGGAGCGATTGTATGCCAGGGAGTCGATGACGGAAAAACTATTCAAGTCAATGTTGGCAGTGGTTTTAGTGATAGTGATCGTGATAGTTATTGGAGTTCACGTGATTCCTTACTTGGTCAGATCGTGGAAGTGCGAGCAGACGCAGTCACACAAAACCAAGACGGAACATACAGTTTGCGATTTCCACGGTTCCTACGGTTCAGAGGATTTGAAGTAGGAGAGAAACTGTGAAGATAAGTGCTAGAACAACTAATATTCGAACCATACGTCAGGGTGACCCTAAGTTTATGCTTCAGGACGGTCTAATGATATGCCCTAGAGCAGGATTTGAAATCAGTGAAAAGTGTCCTACAAATTACGCAAAAGTTCTTGCTGAATGTATTGAGTATGGATGGCTTAAACCTGTAGCACATGTCCATGGTAAAGAACTTACCATGGACGCACTAAGATAATTAAATATAGTACACACAAGGAGAAACTTATGTACACAACATCAATGTACCGCTCAGCAAGCGAGATTAATTCAGCAATGGGACGTGTCTACGGTCACATGAGCTTGGCTGTTATAACTAGCATGATTGTTAGTTACTTTGTAGGATCCAGTCCTGAACTACTGGCATTTTTCTTTACAGGCGTATTGAAATGGATTGTAATCTTTGCCCCACTGGTAGCAATTTTTGCCTTTACATTTGCTAGTGAACGACTTAGCAAGAGTGGGCTACAGCTATTTTTACACGGCTTTGCGGCCTTGATGGGTCTGAGTTTTGCCACAATTTTTGCCATTTATACTATGGGTAGTATTGTAAGTGCCTTTATGGGTGCTGGTGTACTTTTTGGCGTTATGAGTGGGTATGGCTACTTTACCAAACGAGATCTATCTGGAGTTGGACAATTTATGATTATTGGTTTAATTGCCATTATCATTGCCAGCATCATTAATATCTTTATTGGCAGTACAGTGATGCAAATGGTTATTAGTGCTTTGGCAATTATTATCTTCTTGGGATTGACTGCCTATGATACACAACGTATTCGTGAATTGGTTAGTTATGACAACACAGGTCGTGAAGAAGTAATCGGAGCTCTAACACTCTATATGGATTTCATCAATCTATTCATCAATCTATTACAACTGTTTGGCGTAAAGAAGGACTAAATGGCACAACACACACGTTACTGGAGTTGTACTCCGTTCGCAGACTGGATTCGCGGCACTAAAAAACTCGGCGCCGGGACTAGCGAGGAATGGGACGAATGGACAACTGCGGCCCAAATGAAACATAACTTCCGCTATTGGTTGGCGGAAGAAGCACTCGGGCATATCCAAGATTTTGTAACATGGCCTATAAGGAAAATTTATGATATCAAGTACTACATTAACAACCGTTGGGTTAGTCGCACTCATAGTCTTACCGCTCATGCCCGGGATATTAAGCCTGGTCAATGGCAGGACGTGGGGAACCGCTTTTTGCCTTGCTTATTCAATGAGCTGGTTGATTTTGTTGAGATAGAATCAGCGTGGAGTCACATTGCTTGGGGTGATAAAGAAGCTCGCGCAAAATACGATCCTCCATTTTGGGCTAGTGGTTGGTTCCGTTGGCGGGTCTGGCGTTGCCCACAAGCAGGCCTTGATCACTTAGATTGGGCAATGACATTGACCAACAGCGATTGGTGTGGGCCAGATCATCCTGACTACAACAAGCCAACTGGACAGGCCATACGTGCGAAAGAAATCAAAGAGCTTTACACATGGTGGACTACTGTCTATCCAAATCGTCCCGATCCATATGACGCAAGTGGTTGGACTGAGTACTGTGAACGGAGTCGAGAACTGAATGGTGGTAAATTGTTCGGCAGCAAGAAAACTCCCGAACTAGAAAAACTAAGTAATAAAACTCACAAGCTTCTACAAAAGATTGAAGCTGACTACGAAAAAGAGGACGAAGCCATGATGATTCGCCTTATTAAGGCAAGAGACTCGTTATGGACATAAAAGTTAATCAAGAATATCTTAATAATTATTTTAGCACAATTTGGTATAAAACAGACAGTCGTTTAGACAAATATGATAAAACAGGACTATCGTTAGCTGATAAAATTAAACCAGGTGAACGTGTAATTGACGTGGGGTGTGGCACAAATCCGTTTAAAAATCTTATACCACATATTGTAGGAGTAGACCCTGCGTTTGATCAAGCCGACTTTAAATGTACAATCGAAGAGTTCCAAACAGACGATAGATTTGATGTTGCTTTCTGCCTAGGTAGTATTAATTTTGGAACAGTCAATGATATCGAACGGCAAATTGCCAAAGTGATATCTTTATTAAAACCTAACGCACGGATCTATTGGCGTTGTAACCCAGGCCTTCACGATCATGCCAACGAAGAATGTAAAAATATTAATTTTTATCCATGGACTATCAATGAGCATGTTCGATTAGCAGATAAATTTAATGCTGTATTAATTGAATGTTGTTTTGATACTCCTCGAAGATTATATGCAGAATGGAATTTAAAATAATTTTATTAATCTGTGTCAACTGTTTGTTAGGCTAAGGCGTTATATATGTATACAGATAGTTTTCTGTATATTAAACAAAAAGGAAACTTTATAATGAAATTGATCGCAACTCTAATCGCAACAATGTTTGCCGCAACTGTATTCGCCGCTGAGCCAGCTAAGGCGCCGGCTGCTCCTGCCGCTGCCGTAAGTGCTCCAGCTAAAGTAGAAGCAAAGAAAGAAGTTAAGAAGGACGAAAAGAAGCCTGCAAAAAGTGAGCCTGCTAAGAAAGACGCATCTAAAGCAGACGCAAAGCCTGCTGTTCCAGCAAAGTAATTTTGATCTAGAACACAGTGACCTCATAATAGACGATGAGGTCACTTTTGGTCGTAATCGACGAAGTGCAGAGTTTGGTAAGTTAGTTCAAGATGATGAACTATCAGATCATGTAAAGTTTAGATTATGGCTAGCTAGACAGTTAGCAATGAAGAAGTACTACGAAGTTTGGGGGTAACACCCCAAACTTCTAGAATAAATATTAGTTTAGGAGTTCGGTATGAAAAAATTTATGTTAGCTTTAATGTTGATGATTTCTGTTCCTGCCATGGCACAGCATCATGGACACGGCCTAAGACATCATCACTGGCATGGCAGTGCCAACAATTGGATGGCACCTGCTATTATTGGAGGTGTAGTTACTTATGTGCTAACACGACCAACTCCTCAACCTGTTGTAATAGAACAACAACCCATTATTTTACAACAACAAACGGTGTGTAGTTCTTGGAGAGAAGTCCAACAACAAGATGGTACTATCCTTCGTGAACGTACCTGCTATCAACGATAAATAGTTACGTAGGAGATAAACATGAAGAATATTATTTTTGTTATGGGTTTGGCATTAGTTCTTGCCAGTCCGGTTCAAGCCAAAGAAGAAACCAAAGACATCAAAGTTGGTAATAAAACAGTAGAAGCTAGAGTTCCAAAATCAGCAAAGATTGATTGTAAGGACAAAGCCAATGCTGACAAAACTGAATGTAAAAAGCCTTCAAAAGAAATGCCCAAAGTTGAAAAACCAAAAGAGGCACCTCCAGCAGACGCTAAAAAGAAATAATTTGGCCCACCTCACTTTGGCATAGCTAAACAGGCGGGTTTTCTTTTGGCTAAAAAAGCCTTGACTTCTAGATAAATTGACTGTATAATATACATATTGTTTAACACATTGGAGCAAGTATGGCAACTAACCTTAAAAAAGCATCTATCGCAATCCGCGAAAAAGCCAAACGCGATTACAGTCCTAGTTGGGTTGGTTGTGAGGCGTGGGACGAAAATCAATTTCTTCGCTATTTTCACAGCTCTATGGCCTACTACCGTATGGAGTCTAGCAGTAAAGAACTCAAAGGCAAAGTTATTGACTGGATGGGTAAAAACGGCTACGACAAAAAGACCATTGCTAGTTTTAAGAAAACCAAAGACAATCGTTGCTCATTGACAGTGGGTTCAATTGCCTCTTGCCTACTTCGTGGTATGCAAAGCACACGACCGGACTTCAACAATGGCCGCGATACTGCCACTTGGTTAGGTAAAGAAATTGCCAAAGTTATCGACGAAGGCAAGAACGATATCGACGAAGATGCGGTTGCGGCGCAAGCAGTCAAGACTAATGTATATGTTCCTTCGATTCAGGAACGGGTGCGAGATGCCGCATATAAAATGACTGAAGAAATTGAAAACGCCTACGAAAGCTTTCAAACTGATCCTGACGCATTTGATCCAAAAGCATTTAAGGTTCTAAACTTGTTGAAGAGTCAGCAGGCCAAGGCAGCACATGCCCGTATCATTAAAGACTTTTATGCCCGTGACTTAGCAGAGCTTGAAGAACTTGCCAGCGGTAATGCCGACGAACAATTGAAAGAAGGCTACAAGCATCGTAGCCGCAAACAGATTAAAAACTTTATTCAGTTTTTGACTGAAGTACAAACTGCCTGTACTATGTTGATGCAAGAAGCCAAGGTGAACAAAAAGCCTCGTGCCAAAAAGCCAACAGACACCAGCAAGGTCGTTGCCAAGCTCAAGTACATGAAAACTAACGAACCCTTAAAGTTGGTTAGTGTTAACCCTGTGGACATTATCGGCGCAGGCGAATTGTGGGTCTATAATACCAAGAGCCGTAAATTGGGCAAGTATGTTGCCTCAGAATTTAATACTCTCGGTGTTAAAGGAACCACAATCACAGGCTTTGATCAAATCAAGAGCATTTGTAAGACACTGCGAAAGCCGGAAGAAAAACTCAAAGAGTTTAAGGCAGCTGGTAAGATTGCGCTTCGAAAGTTCTTGGATGAAATCAATGCTACAGACACCATGATGAATGGTCGTCTTAACGAAGAAACTATGTTGCTTAAGGTAGGTTAATGTCATTGCAAGATAAGATTGATAAGACTTATCTGCCGGATATCAATAATCCGCCGGGTAGTCCTACGAATCCAGATCATCGTCGAACGCTATTTACCCTTGCTAAAGAGTTAAATTCGATGAGTCCGTTGTTAGTGATCGATGTTGGATGCGGTTTCAATCAGTTAAAACCGCATGTTAAAAATCTTATAGGGTTTGATCGACTACCTTATCCTACCGCTGACTTACAAGCAGATATAGAAACTGTTCATTTTGAGCCAGAATCTGCGGATGCAATAGTTGCGTTAGGTAGTTTACATTTTGGCAACAAAGTTCATACATTTAATCAATTAAGTATCATTAGTAAATGGCTTAAGGTTAACGGACGATTGTTTATGCGATGTAGGACACTAGCCAGCTTGGCCAGTCGAAAGCAAGGCATAGCTGACATATTTTATATATGGAACTTAGCTGATATAATAGAAGCAGGTAAATTATATGGTTTAGAACTATATACGCAACCTGTTGTGGAATTTGAAAATCAGCGAAATGAACGATTATATTGGGTGTGGGAACGCAAACAATAAATATTAGTCTAGCGGTCTTGGCGTCACTCCCGCTTTACAAACTCTGCCGCCTATGCTATAATTTAACATAGGAGAATATAATGGCAATATCATCAACCAGTGACTTAATTCGTCACTTAGAAGACAACTTAGAAAACACTAAACCGGTGTTGTATAAGTACACAAGCACAAAAGAGTATCACGACTCATTCCCTTGCGCTTATCGCCAATGGCGATCTGACAGTCACTGTAATTTAATTCACGGTTACTCGTTTAGTATGAAGTTTTATTTTGGAACTAATGATCTCGACGTTCGTAATTGGGCGGCAGACTATGGTGGTTTAAAAGAACTTAAAAAGATCCTAGAAGACCAATTTGATCATACACTTATTGTGGCGCAAGATGATCCAGAAATGGCTACATTCAAACTGCTACAAGAACGTAACATGGCTAAAATTGTTGTTCTTCCAAAACTAGGCTGTGAAGGTCTTAGCGATATGCTTTACAAATACGTTAACGGAGTTTACATTCCTGAGATGTGGGGTGAAGGCGAAAGCAAGCGGCTGTGGTGTTATCGTGTTGAAGTGCGTGAGACACAAAGCAATATGGCTTTCCGAGAAGGTCATAGAGAATGGAATGAAAACTTGTTTGAATAATCCAATGTGATTGCTTTTAATAGACATAGATGTTACAATACACTATGTCTATTTTTTTGATTGGTTAATATGATTAAGCGTATTGGTTTTGCTTGTAAATGGATTGATCGTCCCGAGCAAGTTAACGGCATTAAACCCAAGGATGACTGTAAAATCTTTAACACAGGTAGCACTACAGTTTCTTGGTTAAATAGACAGCACAAGGATGTGGCAGTAGAAAAGCTGTGGGACCTCATGAAAGGTAACATCGAAAGTATCCGCAAACTTGTTGAACGTGTAGGAACACTTGATGAAAATCTTAGAATGGTACGACTCAGCAGCGATATCCTGCCTGTGTACACTCAGTGTGATTGGGCTTGGTTTTGGCGGACTAGCGACGTTAGAGCCTATTGCGAAAGAGAATTTCGAATCGTGGGAGATCTGTCTCGCAAGATGGGTGTTCGCCTGTCTATGCACCCTGGTCAGTTTACTGTGCTTGCTAGTGATACTCCAGATATTGTAAATAGAAGTATAGAGGAGTTTGAATATCATGTGGATATGGCCCGGTGGATGGGATACGGTAAGTCGTTCCAGGACTTTAAAGTCAACGTACACATTTCGGGTCGAAAAGGTCCCCAAGGCATTAAAGATGTACTCGGACGACTTACCCCCGAAGCAAGAAACGTTATCACAATCGAAAACGACGAAATGTCCTGGGGAGTCGATAGCAGTCTCGAACTCGTCAAACATTGCGCCCTCGTGCTTGATATACACCATAACTGGATCAATACTGGAGGTTACATTCAACCCTCCGATGATAGAGTATTACGCATAATTGACAGCTGGCGCGGTGTCCGGCCTGTTATTCATTATAGCGTGAGTAGGGAAGATTGCCTTGTTGATCACTGTGACAAAACTATGCCCGACTTTAAACAGTTAATTGAATCTGGTTATAAAAGACAAAAGCTCAGAGCCCACTCTAACTTCTACTGGAATAGTAGTGTTAATGATTGGGCTTTGAGCTTTTTAGACACACATGATATTATGTGCGAATCTAAGGGCAAAAACTTAGCTAGTTTTACACTAGCTAACAGGGCTAAAGAATTAGACCTTCTTTGACTTAGGGGCAGCTTTAATGGCGGCGGCCTTCTTAACAGGGGCCGCTTTTTTTACGACTGTCTTTTCTATAACTGCTTTAGGAGTACGTGGCTGCTTAACAGGTGCTGCAATTGAAGCTTCTGTACCGGCCGGAATAACTACGTGTTCTGCTACTGTTGCGGTGTGCTGACGTTGTTCATTTTGTATATGACTTGGAGTTTCCTTAGCAACTCCAGTTCTATCTTCACCTGATACAACAGGATCGATTTTGTATGGTGCACCACCGGGTGCAACTACATCAGCCACTGGTGCTGGTTTTCCAAAAATAAACTCTTTAATTGTGTTGAACATTCTGTGTTCCTCCTTAATGATTTATTTATATCTTGCTAATATCATCAAGGCTACTTGCTGGCTTATCCCATATAGTCCTACGCTCTGCGCCTTTCTTTTGTGCGAATCGTTTGACATCGCAGTGCTCGCAACAATGAAAATAATTATTGCTTAATCTTGCCGGACTCATCTTCTCTTTGAGTCTAGTGAACAGTTCGCCGCAATTGTCACACCTAAACATTAATAGAGTTCGAGTGCGGGTATACTCATGCTCATGCCCTAACTTACTGGTTCTGGTATAGGTTATTGTTCGGTATTCTTTACTCAAGTACATACACTATTTACATTAAGGTTATAAAAATATACGATAAATATTCTATAAAGGGAAAAACATGTTAACACTATCAGATTCTTGCGTAGAAAAAATCAAAGACTTAATAGCCGAAGAAAGCAATCCTAACTTAAAATTGCGTGTTTTTGTACAAGGCGGGGGCTGTAGCGGCATGAGCTATGGGTTTACCTTTGACGAAGCACAAAACGATGACGATTTCAGTATTGAAAAATCAGGCGTTTCTTTGCTTGTGGACAGCATGAGTATGACATACTTAAACGATGCTGAAATAGATTATAAAGAAGATCTTATGGGCGCTACGTTTTCTATCAAAAATCCCAACGCACAAACAACATGCGGTTGCGGAAGCAGTTTTTCAGTAGCAGATGAGTTCTACGATCACGTAGGGGAATAAAATGGCAAGACAAAACGTTGATATTGGTGTACAAGGTAATGACGGCACCGGCGATAGTATTCGCGAATCTTTCCGTAAAGTTAATGAAAACTTTGTACAATTATTTTCTATCTTTGGCGCTGGTGATACCATCAGCTTTAAAGATCTAGATGACACGCCTGAAACATATGGTGCCGATCAGGTAATTGTTTCCAATGCTGAAGGGGACAGTCTCGTTGCTAAAGAACTAGTAGGCGGCGAAGGCATCAGTGTTGATCATACTGATGAAAATCAAATACGTATTATCAGCACTGGTGGTAAAGTTGGTAATGATATTAGACCCAATCTAGGCGGGCACTTAAACGCACAAAATTTTACAATTGGAAATTTGGCCGAACCTACAGACGAAACTGCGGTGTTATTCAATGCTTTACACAGCACATCGCTTACCGCAGACGACCTTGTTATCAACAAAGGTTATGCTGACCAACGGTACCTACAAGCCAATGGTGGACCCGGTACTGGCAGTCAAATTCGTATTCGTGACGAACCTTTGAATGCTTCCGAATATACAATCATTATAGATTTATGGGTAAATGGTTATGCCAGTATCCCCGATCATGGATTTAACAGTGGTAGCAACGGTATTGCCTATGTATACAGTATTACAGGAAGTGCTCCTGCCACAGGTTTAACTATCGGTGACACATATTATTTAAGATACATTACCAAAGATAGAATGGGCGTTTACTTGACTAGAGACAACGCCATTGATGATATTGCTAGAATTATAGTGAACGATCCCAACGTTCCCGCAATTGACAGAGGTACAGAATATCTAACTGATGCCATGTACATGACCGAAGATGAGGACGGATATGAACTAGACGGTTTCTGGGTCAGCAATGAAGCATTGCCTAGAAAATCAGTTGTGCGAAGACAAGGTGATCACATGGCTGGCGCATTATATTTGCACGACCATCCTGGAGAATTTGCAGGACAAGGTAGTCCCAACGGAACAGATGATTTACAGGCAGCTACAAAATTCTACGTGGACAGTTCCAGTTTTGCCAGCCAATCCAATTTGTTTGTGGCCAATTCAGGCATAGATGATCAGGACAATGTACCTTTGGAAAAACAAGGTAGAGCATTTGCCTATGCGTTTGCCACCATAAATAGAGCCTGTCAACGTGCTGAAGATTTAATAAATCAATCACTCACAGAACCTGGTCCATATAGACAACAAATAACATACGGCAACAACACAAACTTTGCCTATTTAGATAGTTTTAGTACAGGCACAGGTGTGCGTAGAACATTAAATGTTTATACTAATGGCGGCGGAGTGGATCAGAGTAAAGACGCCAATAACAGAGATTTGAGAGAAGGCAGTATTGTTAAAGGCATACGTAGTGGTGCCACAGGTCGTGTTATCACATATACTGCTCCAGTTAGTCTTACTGATTCTTATCTTGTAGAGTTGCTTCATACCATAGATGATGTTACATATTTTCAATCAGACTACAAGTACGCCGCGCAAAATTTAGAAGATAATAGAGCATTTATTGCCGCCGAAGTAGTTGAATACATCAAGGACAAATACCCTAGTTTGATATTTGACGAAATAAAGTGCAGCAGAGATACTGGGATCATTGTTGATGCGCTAGTATTTGATACTAGGTATGGCGGAAACACCAGGACCATACGTGCCGCAAGAGCTTACTTTAATGGTGCAGTTTCAGTGTTACCGGCAGGACAAGTAACTGAAACTATCGATGGTATCAATTATATCAACTTGCTTGCTCAGCAGATTATCACCAATACTGTTATTCCTGTCGCAACTACTTCGACCGGTTTTGGTTTTAGAGCTGTGCCCAGTACACAAAACACCCTAGGCACAGCAGGAGAAGCAGCTGCCGGAACATTGATAACTAGACTAGTAGCCAGTATTACAAATATTGTACAATACGGCCTAAGCGGCAACGGCACAGCATTAGAATTTTTAGATGACGAACCACTAGAATTTGGTCAGCCTGTTCCTGAATTACAAATTACCGTCAGAGTAGAAAGTGGTATTTACTACGAACAGATGCCTATTCGTGTGCCTACCAACGTGTCTATCAAAGGCGACGAATTCCGACGTGTAATTATCAGACCAGCTCCAGGTGTAAGTACCAGCCCATGGGCAGCAATGTATTTTTATAGAGACAGTACTTTCGACGCTATGACCAGAACGTATACTTCTGCGGCCAGTGCGGCCAGTAGCTTTGTTCCTGCAAATACAGAGTATGTGGGAAGTCCTGCCTATTACAAAGTTACAGTGTCTAGTACAACAGGATTAGAAACTGGAATGTACATGTATGTTACTGCTGGAACAGGATCATTTTCTCCAGCAACTACCGTGACAAGAATTATAAGCACCACCGAATTTGAAATTGGTCATGCTCCAAGTGTCACACTTTTAGGTGCCACAGTACGAGGATTAAATAGTTCTGGACTTGCTCCTACCAACACAAACTTCGGATATCATTACCTAACAGACCCTAGTGGTGTTAGTGGCATCTTTGATGACAGTATTTTAAAATCTTCAGGTAGGACCAACGCTGCCAGTTTGTTAAACAATAACAAATCTTTTATACAAGTAGAGACTGTACTGTATATCAATGCCAAATATGGCACGACATTTGCCGCCAGTTACAATCAAACATTGTGTGCCCGCGATGTTGGCTACATTGTTGACGCATTGGTATACGATATCACCAATGGTGGAACTACTAGAACCATTGCGGCAGCACAGGCCTATAGAAGAAACGCCAGTGCTTTAATTGCCATAACAACTCAATTGACAGAAACGCTTGATGGTATCAATTACATCAACGAACTTGTTCAATTGATACTGCCAAAAACTACTATTGCGACTCCTAGTGTGCCGGCAGGCAGTGGAGCCACAGTTGGTAAACGAAATATATCAGGAACAGTTGGCGGAATAGTCACTCCCATCACACAAAATACCAGTGGAGGCACTAGTGAAGTTGGTGCTAACATACAGGTGGCAGATCTTGTTAATGGTATTATCAATACCATTGTGGGTGTTAATAATCCTCCAAAGCAGAACAAAGACATGGATGTGTTCATGTTGAATGACGGAACAATTTTGAGAAACATCACTGCTCAAGGACACGGCGGATTCATGTGTGTACTTGATCCAGAAGGTCAAATACAGACTAAATCGCCTTATTTCCAAACCTTAACAAGTCTAAGTGGCAGTGTTAATAAAAAAGCATTCCGCGGCGGCATGTTTATCGACGGATTTAATGGTAACTTACCAGCAAGAATTATTGGAAAGAATTCTGTTACAGAACTATTGTTGGACGGACTCATTGTAAGAGCACCTCAAGTTCCTAACAGTTTTTATATTAACGGTGCTCGTTATCAAATCAATGCTGTTGAAAGCTACAATCGTAGCACCGGCACTTGTACAGTACTGCTTGACATTGCCACTCCTTATTCACCAGCCTACACCGTGCCTGTTAGCATTATAATAGAAACTGCTGGTAATAGAAGTATGTTGTCCAATGACTTTACACAGGTTAATGACTTGGGTTATGGACTTGTTTGTACCAATAACGGAATTGCTGAAGCAGTTAGCGTATTCACATACTATAACTGGACCAGTTACTATGCGCTTAATGGTGGACAAATTCGAAGTTTAAACGGCTCTAGCTGTAACGGAGAATACGGATTACGTGCTGCAGGTTCGGATCCAAATGAAGTACCTGATCCAGTTGTACTCGGTGATACCATGGTACAAAATGCTAGGGTATATTCCGAAGGTTCGTTTGCCAGTAAGAATTTAGCAGATGAAGAAAGCGTCTATATTGATTTTTATACCTACGCTGGACTAACTATTCAGCCTTCCATCTATAATGTCAGTGAACTCGAAGTGGATCACAGTAATAAAAAGTCTAGCCTTATTGCCAATACCACTACGTTACCTAACAACGTTACCATAGCAGCAGCTGGATCAGGGTACGCCGCAGGAGATTTTATTACCATAGTTGGAGGTACATTATATCCAGGTGGTACTGTAGCAAGACTAAGAATTGAAACTGTCAACGGTGGTGGTGGTGTTACTAGTGTTTCAGTATCCGATGGTGGATTATACAGTGTAAGTCCTGCTGGTGTGTGGCCCACAGTTAAGGGTGTTGCCATGGCAACGGCTGCAGAGTCTCCAAGTGCAGGTACACTATGTACTATTACAGGAACATTCTTGGGCAACATTGATCGTTACGAAATAAGCAATATAGAAACAACCACAGACTACGGTGAAGGTGTTGGGCCGAGTGGCGCAATCGTTACACCCGGCTCATTTGTTATCGGCTATCGATATACTATTTTAACGCTGGACGCTAGTCCAAACTTTACAGCCAGCGGCGCAGCAACTAACACTATTGGTGTAACATTTATTGCCACAGGAATAGGTAGTGGAACTGGTACCGCGAAAGAAGCTAGAACAGTCGTAAAATTAAATTTAAACACTGCTAGTGGTTCAGGACTAAATGCTCCATTAGACAATAATCAAATTGTTACAATACGTGGACTACAAAACTTTAGGTTTACTGGAGTTGAAAGAGTTAGACCAGTGCGACCCAGCACGGCATTGGAATTTACAAATGCTGATTTACAAGGAACTGTTTACAGAACACTTTCATATCAATTGTCTTATCCCACTGGCGAAAGTTTACTAACAACTCGAACTGTACAATATGTCGAGCGTGTGGTAAGTACGGCAACTATTACCACAACTACACCTCATGGCTTGACTAGCGGTACAAGTGTGAATATTACCATAACCACAGTGGATGGACTTGCTAATACCTCATTCAACACAACTACATCAGTGTCAGTGACATATGTTAGTCCAACTGAATTTAGTTATTTAAATAGTGGTACTGCTGTGTCAGCTGGAACGACTGCGGTTGGCAGTATCAGTTATGGTGATCAGGCTATCCTATCATTTGATAACAGTTTCGATCATGTAATTATTCAAACTGATCCTACCATGTTAACAGGTGGTTACGGAAGTGCAGTGGGCGATGTAAAGATTGCTGTGGTAGAAATAACCAGTGATTCAACCAAGGCCAAACTGAATGCTGGAGATAAGGTATTCTGTTGGGATGGTAGAATGCACGTTGTTACAGGATATGTAGTTGCAGCTGGTCCTATACCCGCACACATAACCATTCAATCCAGTCCCAAG